TTAATATATCGCCTTTTTTAAATTTATCAGTATCTTCTTTTACAATAAAAGCAAATACGCTTCTCTCTTGTACAACTTTGATAAATTTTTTACCAAAACTAACTTTAGTATTAGAGTCATATTCTTTTAATTGAATATCACCATATGATCCTGATACTATTTCTTTTTTACCATTAGAAGTATGAAACCTCTCATAGTCAGCTTTAGCACCTAACATCATATTTGATATACCTTCGTCTAAATCTTTAGCAGTCCAATTTACGTGTATAGTCATTATTTTACCTCCGATTGTAGAATTAATGTTAAAATACCTGTTGAAATACCAACAAGAGCCATTATAAAACCAACAAGGTAATTGTCAGCTTCTACAGCGCCAGTAGCAAGTATCATACTGAATATAAAAACGATACCAAAAAATATCGCCATATTTTCTTTTATTTTCGTCATAGTGTTTTGTCCTTTTGTTTTTGTTGTCATTACTCGTATATCCTATAACAAATAAATAGGAAAGTCAACTAAAAAAAGCAAAAAAATGAAGAAAAAAGCATTATTTTTACTAATTGTTCTGGTTTTGTTCACTTCCTGCTCAAGGAAAGTAGAAAAATGTAAATTTTCGCCAGATTTTGAGCTTTCAAACGAATCAATGAGCGAATCACTTGACGGAATTGTTCAAATTGAAAAATTACAAGCAAAAACACGTTGTAAATTCTAATATAAATAGTATAAAAGAGTAAATTTTGAATATAGGATAAAAAAATGGCAAAAATGAGAAAATATCTGTTTTGGAATGAAGCAGGCGAAGAAAAAGAAAAAGAATCAATGAGTTTAAAGAAGGCCGTAATGTCTGTACAAGGCGATTACAAAGATAGATTTATAAGTGTTGAATATATCACTAAAAAAGGCAAACAAATTAGTCAATCTATTCAAATACCAATGGGAAGAAAGATTAGACAATCAATCGCTATAGAAAAAAAGAAAGCAGCTCTAAAAGCAGCTAGAGAAGCAGGTAGATAATGGCAAAACTAGCAAAAAGTTTTGTTGCTCATCAAACTATGCCAAAAAAGACTTCTCAAGCGTCTAAAAAAGGTAAGTGTAAAATGAGTTCAATGAATAAACACAAAAAAAGAAGTCTAAAATTTTATAACGGTCAAGGTAAGTAATGCCAGCCGCTTGTAGAAAAGGTGATAGTTTATCAACAGGTCATATTTGTAGTTCAACCACTACATTAACAACACCTGCTCAATCTACCGTATTTGCTAATAGTTTACTAATGGCAAGAATAACAGATAAGACGGTACCTCACCCTTTTCCACCAAACCCTCCTTGTGCTAATCACGTGGCACAAGTAAACGCTGGTTCTTCAACGGTATTCGTAGAGGGCTTAGCATTAGCAAGAATAGGCGATAGTGCTGACGCTGGAGCAATGACTTCAGGTTCTTCTAACGTATTCTCTGGATAGTCTTATAAATATTAGGTGTTATGCCAAGTTATAGTGTAGAAAACGTATCAAATAAAAGTAAAAGAACAAGTCGGATTTACAAAGACTTGGATTTAGACTTTGGTCGTAACACTACAACTAATGATGTTAACAAATTGACAGATGTTGAAGCAGTGAAAAGATCAGTTCGTAATTTAATCAATACTAGTCATTACGAGAGACCTTTTCATCCTGAAATAGGATGTGGTATTAGAGGATTATTATTTGAACCGATAACACCTTTAACGTCTTTAAATTTACAAAGAAAAGTTGAAGAAGTTTTAACAAATTTTGAGCCTAGAATTAGATTAGTTCAAGTTCTATCTCGGCCAAATGCTGACTTAAATCGTTATTCATTAAGAATATCTTTTTATGTAATTGGCTCAACTTTACCTGTAACAGTAGAAACTTTTTTAGAAAGATTAAGATAATATGGCCAGCAATAAATTAGAAGTATCAGAATTAGATTTTGACGCAATAAAACTAAATCTAAAAACATTTTTACAGAATCAATCAGAGTTCCAAGATTATGATTTTGAAGGATCAGGTTTTGCTGTACTATTAGATTTACTCGCATACAATACACACTACCTAGGTTTCAATGCTAATATGTTAGCAAATGAAATGTACCTAGACTCAGCAGATATTAGAAAAAATATTGTATCATTAGCAAAGATGTTAGGTTACACACCAACATCATCAAAAGCTCCTTCAGCTTTACTTGATGTAACAATGAATAATGTAACAGGCACTCCTGCTACAATCACGGCCGCTAAAGGCACAGTTTTTACAACAACAGTTGATGGCACTTCTTATCAATTTGTTACAAATGCTGAAACAACAATTTCACCGTCAGAGGGTGTTTATCAATTTCAAAGTTTACAAGTTTTTGAAGGCACTTTAGTTACTTTTAAATATACAGTTGATAGTTCAGATGTTGACCAAAGATTTATTATACCTTCAATAAATGCTGACACAACAACATTAAAAGTTTCAGTTCAAAGCTCAGCAAACGATACAACTACAAACACTTATTCAAAGGCTACAAGTTTTACAAGTTTAAATAGTGAAAGTAAAGTTTACTTTTTACAAGAAAGTGATGAAGGCAAATTTGAAGTTTATTTTGGTGATGGTATTATAGGCCAATCTTTAACAGATGGTAATATTGTACTTTTAGAATATGTTGTGACTAACAAAACGGAGGCCAATGGTGCTTCTGCTTTTACTTTATCAGGAACAATTGATGGATTTTCAGATGTTTCAATTTCAACATCTTCAAATGCTCAAGGCGGTTCAGAACCACAAACAAAAGAGTCAATTAGATTTAACGCTCCTTTACAATACTCAGCACAAGACAGAGCAGTTACTACAAGTGATTATGAAACAAAAATTTTAGAATTATATCCTAATGCTCAGGCCGTTTCAGCTTGGGGTGGAGAAGATGAAGAAACACCAGTTTATGGTACGGTAAAAATTTCAATTAAGGCTGCTTCAGGTTCTACTTTAACAAATGCTACTAAACTTGATTTAGTAACACAATTAAAAAAATTCAATGTTGCTTCTGTAACACCTGAAATAGTTGATCCAGAAACAACAAAAATACTATTAACAAGTAATGTTAAGTATGACACTAATGCTACAATAAAAACAACAGATACTATTAAGTCTGATATTTTAACTACTGTAACAAATTTTAGTACAGTAAATTTACAAAAATTTGATAATGTTTTTAGATACTCTAAACTATCAAAAGCAATTGATGATACTGATACATCAATACTATCAAACATAACAACTTTAAAAATTAGAAAAGAGTTTACACCAACTTTATCTAGTTCAACATTATATAATGTTTACTTTAGAAATACTTTGTACAATCCACACTCTGGACACAATACAGCTGCTGGTGGTATTTTAGAATCATCAGGATTTAAAGTAGATGGCGACACAATAAACGAAATGTTTTTAGATGATGACGGTCAAGGTAATGTTAGAAGATATTATGTAGTTTCTGGTGTTAGAACATACTCTAACAACACACAAGGTACAATTAATTATACTACTGGTCAAATTACTCTTAATTCTTTAAACATAGCTTCTATATCAAACATAAGAGGCTCAGCTTCAACAGTTGTTGAGTTAACAGTAAAACCAAATTCAAATGATGTTGTACCTGTAAGAAATCAAATATTAGAAATTGATACTGCTAATTCATCAATTACTGTAACTGCTGACTCGTTTGTTGGAGGTTCTGCTGACGCTGGCGTAGGATACACAACGACAAGTAGTTACTAATGGCCAATTTTAAAGATAAATTATCCTTACTCATAGAAAAACAAGCTCCTGAGTTTGTTTTATCCGATCACCCTAAATTTTTAGAGTTTATTAAAAGTTATTATACATTTATGGAATCGGCAGAAATGTCCGTTACAAGTATTGAATCAACAGATGGTATTACACTAGAAACAGAAACAGCTCAAGANAATAANTTAATATTAGACGCTTCTCGTTTAGATACTGATAGAACACAATTAGACGCTGGTGATAAAATTATTTTAGAAGATACATCTTTTGGTAAGTTTACTAGAGGTGAAGTAATTACAGGTGCCACTTCAGGTGCCACATCAACTGTATTAACCGAAGACTTAACAAACAATAGATTATTCATATCAGCACAAGATAAATTTGTTATGAATGAAATTGTAACTGGTGCTAGTTCAGGTGCTCAAGCAGTTATTAATAATTACAAACCTAATCCTGTTACTAACATACAAGAGTTATTAAACTTTCGTGATCCTGATAAAGCTATATCAAACTTCTTAACAAAATTTAGAACAGAATTTTTAAATACTTTACCTGAAACATTAGCAACTGGTTTAAGTAAAAGAAATTTAATTAAAAATATAAAAACACTTTACAGATCAAAAGGTACTTCCAGAGGCCACGAATTATTTTTTAGATTGTTATTTAACGAAAGCGCTGAAGTAATTTATCCTAGAGAACAAATGTTAAGAGCTTCAGATGGACAATTTGATACTAGAAAAATTATGAGGGCTATACAATCAACAGCTCAATCATTAACAGGTGATACAACAGATTTAATTGGCCGAACAATAACAGGTGAAACCTCAGAAGCAACTGCTATTATTGAAAACGTATTTAAATTTCAAATAGGCGAAAATCTTGTTACAGAATTTATTTTAAATGAAGATACTATTGTAGGTACTTTTCAAATAGATGAAATCATACGAGGTACAGAAACAGATGAATCAGATGTTTTTATTAAGGCAACTGTTACAGGAATACCAAGTGTAATTTCAATTACAAATGATGGTGCTTTATATACAACTGGCGAGGCATTAGGTATTTCAGGTGGTGGATCAGGTGCTTCAATTAACATTGATGATATTGGTCGTGGCTCTCTTTCACAAATTTTTGTAGATAGTGCTGGATCAGGTTATTCAATTGGTGATGATATAGTTTTTAATAATACAGATACAGGTGGTGGTTCTGCTCAGGCAAAAGTTTCACTTGTAAATGGTGGTATTGTGGCCGAAGAAGGCACAACTAATATGACAGAGGGTATAGATCATTTAGTTTTAGAAGATGAAACTCAAAGAGGCGATCCTTTTACAGGTAATAAAATTGTACAAGAATCTGGATCAGGCTCAGGCGATATTACAGATATTAGAATTATAAATGGTGGTAATAATTATGGTTCTTTACCAACAGCTACTATTACAAGTGAAGGCTCAAGTGCTACAATAAAAGTTTTTGGTCCTGAAATTGGCAGAGTTCAATCAACAAAAATTATTGAATCAGGTGCTGAACATCAACAGTCACCATCTCCACCTACATTATCGTTAAGATCAAAACTTGTTGTAACAGGTGTTTCTGGTACTTTTGTAACAAGTGATACTGTATCAGGAATTAGTGATGACGGTTCAACAACCGTTTCAGGTACTTTTGTTTCTTTAGATACTGACAGAGGTTTAATGACTTTAAGTGATGTGACAGGTAACTTTGGTACAGACGTTACAGTTACAGGCTCAGGTTCAACGGCAACCGCTACAGTTAAAGCAGGTAGTTTAGCAACTGCCACAACCACGGTTTCAGCAGTAGCAACTACTTCAGGTTCATTTTTAAATGAAGATGGCCACATTTCAGAAACAACAATGAGAATACAAGATAGTTTATACTATCAGGATTATTCTTATGTAATTAAAGTAGGTAGATCAATTGCTGACTGGAGAGATAGTTTTAAAAAGACAATGCACGGTGCTGGTTTTTATTTTACAGGTCAAGTAAACATAGCTTCACAAGTTAATAACAGAATTAGAAGCTTTACAGGTGTTAATTCTAGTGTTGATTATGATGGCGTGGCACTAATAATTAATACACTATTCTCTACAATATTTGGTAGAAGATTAGGAA